ACTGTGATATTCTTGTAAATTATCTAAAGTTTTCATAATAATAATCTTTCGTTTAATTGTTGATAGAGACTAAGTTATAGAGTTGCACATACAATGTCAACAGGGCGGTGAACACAGATTTAGTATAGAAGGGATCTCGGTTCTCGGTTCTCGGTTGAGTTTACCTATAGGACTTTTTACCACAGATTTTATTTTTATTTTAATTTATCATCCAAATATGACGTAAACAGTGTAAACAACGTAAACAGTACCTTATTTATATACTTCAAACCAGCCCATTTCCGTTTACACCCCGTTTACATGTTTACACTTTTCTGGAAAAAAGGCCTATATAGGAACTCACTTTTGTGATCACAAACTAGAAATAACCTAAATGTTTACACTTTGCTGTATACATTGCATACCTTTCGTTATTGGTATAACTTGTCTTTAAGAAACAACGAGGTTGATATGTCTTCGGTTAAAAATAAAATAGAAAAAGAACACAATAGAACTTTAACTAATAGGCAGATAACTTTTGCACGTCACATTGTAGAAGGTATCTATTCGAATGCAGAATGTGCACGTAAGGCTGGTTATTCTGATAACGTGGCCGCCAAGCAAGCCTCAGTCCTTTTAAATGGCCGTGACTATCCGCACGTTCTGGAATACATCCAAGAGCAAAGAGACGAACGTGAGCGCCGTTACGGGGTGACCACAATTGGACAGCTCGAGAGACTTCATAAATTGTCAGTCGGTGCAGAAGAAGAAGGCCAATTTTCTGCGGCGATCAATGCCGAAAAAATACGCTCCGCATTAGGTGGTTTAACAATAGATAGACGCGAACAAATTCACACCATTGACCAGCTTTCGCGTGATGAAATCACCGCACGTTTAACTTTGCTTCAAGAGAAATATCCACAGGCTTTTGTGGTCGATGCAGAATATAAGGATGTAACAAATGAGCCAAGGTCCAGAGTCGAACTTTTGGAAATCGATAAGGCAGAACTTACCACCAAAGACGTTCGCGACGAGGATTGAGAACAAACACGGGGGCGGTGTTCCTGATGTTCATCTGCTTTGGGACGGCATACCAATATGGATTGAATTAAAAGTAAGCAAAGGCAACGCAGTAAAAGTCTCTCCTCATCAAGTCGCTTGGCATATGGCATATCACGCCCGAGGTGGCCTCAGTTTCTACTTAGTAAAGAGGCCCAAGGAACGTGACCTAGTTTTGTTTGGGGGCGATCAGGGGGTTGCGTTGGCCTCTGGGGGCATATCCGAGGCCCAAGGTACGATATACAAGAGCCCTGCGGCTCTGTTCTTGGCTCTGCGCCCTGTTTTACTGGATAAATTGGCTTGTTCTCTGCGCCCTGCGCCCTAACTCTGCGCCCTGCGCCCTGCGCCCTAACTCTGCGCCCTGCGCCCTAACTCTGCGCCCTGCGCCCTGTGTTTTTGTTCTATACTTTTTATTTTGAGGTGGTTAGGGGCTCTCGCCCCTTCCCTTTAATGCTCTACGATTGCGATAGATTTCCCCTTGCTGGATCCCTTGCACAATTTGCAAGCGGTACACTGGACGCGACGGCCAGCCTCTTTTGATGCTGGACAAAGCGCCTCGTTCGCCTTGTCTAATTCGCCGAGATCCGCGATCACTCGAAACGTGCGCCGCCCTGCCTTCCAATGGGCGATTGCTTGCGCCTTGTTGTCCGCGCTTTGCATGGCAATTTCTGGATTCCATCCGCTTTGATGTGAATATGCGGTAAAGGTTGCCGCCTCTGCAAGCAATTGCGTCCAAACAAAATCGGGAACCGCGGCCGGATCCCCGTAGGTTCCAACACGAACGAAACGCGCGCGGCCTAATGTATTGCGGCCGGCCTTGGTGTTGGCCATGGAATATACGCCCCGCAAAAATGACTTGTAAACAATTAAAACGCCTTGGCCTAGGTTAACATAACAGCGCCGGCCTTTGGCTTGCTTGCGCTTCGGGTCGTCGTTAACTTCCCCGCGCATGGTACAATCCCCACAAATAGAAAAATCTTCGCCGGTTTTGCTTGCCTCGAGTGGATTAATATCCGAACGCAATATATAAGTTTGTAAAACCGCGCCGGTTTTTGTGTTTCGATTTGACCAGGTTGCAATTGCAACAATTGGCTTACCATCCAAGAGGCTAGGCCCGTTGTATATGATACCGCTTTTCATAATTTTATTCCCTTGTTAAAATGCATGATTGCATAGGCTTATTATATATATTTGTGCGTATAGTGCAAGTAATTGTTTACTTGCGCCTTGCGCCTTGCGCGCTGCCTTTTTTGTTTTAGCTGCCTTGCGCCTTGCGCGCTGCCTTTTTTGTTTTAGCTGCCTTGCGCCTTGCGCGCTGCCTTGCGCCTTGCGCGCTGCCTTTTTTCTTATATAAATATATAAAAAAATGCCACCCCTTGCAGGGTGGCAGTCTCTTTAGCTATAGCCTTAATCCGACCATCTGAAATACTCGTCGATGGGCCTAACATCGTATTGGTTTCGCCATTCAGCATCAGCATTAAACAGTTGGCCATACTCGAGTATGTCTTTCACGTAGGTGTCACCCATCTCAAACGATCCATCATGCATCATAGGGCTTGTAGCGGCGACAAACCATCTGGCGTATGGGTCTTTTAGTTCGCTTGATCTTTGCTTGTATGTTTTAAGAACGCGCCATTCCCACCCGTCAATACTTTTATAAACTGCGTAGGGTTCATCTTTAGCGCGTGTTTTTCCAAATTTATTAGCCATAATCTTTTCTTTCGTTAAAGTTAGATGCTAGTCGCATCGGATGGCCACCCCTTGCAGGGTGGCCGACCGATAGGCCTAATCATTTATAAAGAGCATGATTATAGATGCTAGAAAAGCAAATAAGAAACATATTGTAGCTTCAGGCGTTGGGATAAAAAGAACCGATATAGCAACGCCCATAGCTGAAATTAACGCGCATGATGCTATTATTCTATTGATAATTGTCATAGTTTTTTCCTTTATTAATATCCCCTTGTATCATAGATACAAGGGGCTTGCAAGTTATAGCCAAGTGAAGCTTTTTACGACGCCCCGTACCGCGTGTTTTTTCCAAACAGTGGGCCTGTTTTCTTTCCACCATTTTAATGAAGGGGCGCGATCCCTCATAGTTTCATTATAGAATGCAAACCCTTTCTTCACGGCATCCTTTTTTAGGCCATCGCGCATTTCAGTTAACTTTTTAATTTGCCCATCTAACATTTCTATTTGTGCTCTCTGTGGGTTAATTTTTCCTTCGGACCAATCTTGCACAATGGCATTTAACATTTCTTGCATAATATTCTCTTTCATTAAGGTTAGATGCTAGTCGCATCGGATGGCCACCCCTTGCAGGGTGGCCGACCGATAGGCCTATGCCGTGCCGTCTTTTATTTTTTCCCATGACATTCTAATGCCACCCCTTACCAGTTCCCATGCATCCCGTCCCGCTTGGTCTAGGCTTTCTTCCAAAGCACATGCATGCGAATAAGCTTCATAAAGCTGATCTTGTAGTTCTTCCAACTTAAGAGTTTCATCGCCGTCTACAAATGAAGATGAACTATTTACCCAAAGCTCTTGCACTTCACCTTGCACCTCTTCAATCATGCTAACGGCATCGGATGCTCTTAGGTATGATTTTGCTATTGATTTTAATGTTGATCTTTTCATAATATTCTCTTTCGTTAAGGTTAGATGCTATTCGCATCGGATGGCCACCCCTTGCAGGGTGGCCGACCGATAGGCCTAGCAGTATGTATCAGCTTCATAATCAAGATCTTCCAGCGTTAACTCGTCATAATCTTCCATGTAATCTTCAGATATCATACGCTCGATATTCTCTCGAGCCATGTGCGTAGTGGCAACTCTTAATGTTTTATCAAATTGACCCTGCGTTAATTCACCACTATTGGTTTTTAAACCGATACGATCCTGTATATCTTTAGGCTGGATATAGTTTTCGTAAAAAGGCTTGTCGCAGTCTTTAACACTAAAGTTCCCGTGCAGACGTTCCAGAACCATTATCCTTCTGTAAAATTCTTTCCAGTTATTCTTAGTTATTTCGCCCATATGAACCGACATAGTAAGCGAGATAAGAATGTTGGTTAGATTTGGGTCTAACTTATCAAAGTTTTGGATCGTGGTAGTGTCATAATTTAAAGGCATAATATTCTCTTTCGTTAAGGTTAAAATGAGGGACCGCTTGCCCCTTCATTACCTACGGTAATGAACTATAAATTGCCTGCCGTCAATAGGTTAAATACAATTAATTGCAATTAAATACAATTAAATACAATTATTATTCTTTTATAATCCCGCTTTTCAATTCCCGTTGCGCCCCGCGACGGGGGTTACTGATTACTTCCTTTATGCGCCCCGCGCATCCCTTTGATACCCTTCCCCCCTTTTTGGGGGGTCTATACACTACTTAGCTCTATAATACATGGTCTGGTAAAATCATTCCGGTATAATAACGTTCCAAGAACCGAGGACTTGGAATCGATAACGGTGTTAAAAAATGTCCACTTTATTTTCATTTGGTTTTAGATTATAGTGCATATAAATTCATTTGGGGTTCATCATGGGAATAGAGGATATATTCACTGCTCTTGGCAAAAGCGAGAGCGAAGGACTTGGTGGCTATTCTGCTGAGAACGATGAGGGCTTTGTTGGCAAGTATCAGTTTGGAGAAGATAGGCTCACGGATTTTCGTAAGGCGACGGGTAAAGATTTTACCATGGACGAGTTTCAAGCTAATCCTGAATTACAGGAAGAGGCTGTTCGTTGGCATCAAACTGACGTATTAAAATATGCAAAAAAGAACGGCTTAGATAAGTTATATGGTGAAAAGGTTGGCGGCGTTTTAATTAATGACAACAGTGTTTTGGCTATGGCTCACCTTGGTGGAAGATTTGGGATGCGTAAGTTCATAGAATCTGGTGGCAGTGAAGATTCTAATAAGTCTGATTCTAATGGTACAAGCCTACGGGATTATGGTCAGAAGTTTTCTGGTCAGTTTGATTCTCCTTCGCCTAAATATAGGCCTGAAGGGCTAGAGGCAACAACAGAGTATGCTGAAGCGAAATCTTCTATTCCTCCTGATCTAACAGCTAAAGAAATAATGTCATCTGTGATGAATAAAGAGGCGGGTGTTTCCAGTATGGTGGAGTCTATTTTAGGAAAACCTCAAAGCAAGTTAGAGGGTTTAGCTGCATTATTTCCTGATGAGCCACTTATTCCTGCAAGTGAGACCAACCCGTATGTTAAACTTGCCCCGGAAAGAAACAACTTCCCTGTAGGTAGAAACAGGAGCCGTCGAATAAATGCCTTAAAGAGGTTTGGTTTGGATAGTCTTCGTTGACCAAGCAGTCTGATTACATTGATTGTTTGGAGTTATGGACAAAGGTTGCACCGTATTGCGATTTTCCTTGTCAAACGATTAGTTGGCGCTTGGCTCCTGCGATTGAGAGCGGTCAGTACATGGTTTATTACCAAGAGAATGGTTTGGTTTCGGGTTTTGTAACGTGGGCTTGGATGACGGATGAAGAGTTTGAAACGCGAAAGTATTGCGGTTTAGAGGTTTTTGAGCGAGAAACAGGTGACAAACTTGTTTTTTTAGATATGATTGCACCGGACGGCACTTCTGGTGTATTAAGGTTTTGTAGGGAGCTTCGAAAGTTTTTTCGGATAAAGTTCCCGGAAATAGAAAAAGTATGGTCGCATCGCGGCCCACGCTCTGGCGTGTATCCAAATAAAGGTGGTTAGCGCATGTACAGCATAATGAAATTCACAAATCCTCAAATTTGTTATGGTGGAGAGTCCACTGGCGGTGGCGGAGATGGCGGCTCTAAGGGCGGTCCCGGAAGTAGCTACGGGGATATGAATGCTGGTGGTGGCAAGGCAACATCTGCTGGTAAAGCAAGAGCTTCGCAACTAAGAGATGAAGCAAATGCCCAACGAGAACAACAACGAGAACAAGACATCCGAGCACCGGAAGAAGCCCGTGAAAGAGAAGAGAGCAATCGACGTGCTCGTAACTTAGAGACGGCAACCGCGTTTGCTAACATGCAGAGAGACGTACTTAAACAAAGACAACAGCCTGCAAATGATAGCGGCAATCAACGAGTTGTGGCAGATCCTAAATTTAAACAAGTTACATACAATGCATCGGGAAACCAACCTACATACGATGGAATTGACACAGACTTGTCCTCGATACAGTCACTAATTGATAATAAACTTGTTCAACAATCGGATGTTGATAGGTCTACAATAAGATCTAGAGATGCGATTGCTAAAA